GTACGCAGACGTGAAGGCTTGCCGCCTTATGATGGTGGAGATGAATTTAGTCAAGCATGGAAACAAACCGTAGAAGTTAAACGTGGTGATGGTGGACTTAATGGGGTAAATAATGGCGCGGATGATTAGAGCCGGTAAATATAACAAGGCGATAAGTTTACAAAAACAAGTAAACGAAACCAATGATTATGGCGGATTTGTAAGTAAGTGGAAAACCGTTGCGAATATACGCGCAGCGGTTGAACCGTTACAGGGTAGAGAGTTCTTTGCTAGCGCAAGCGTAACGAATGAAAACGTTATGCGAATCCGCATTAGATACGGAACGAATGTAGATAACACAATGCGCGTGAAATACGGTAATCGCAACTTAGAAATAACCAGCATCATTGATAGCAAGGAATCACACAGGGAATTACAACTTATTTGTAAAGAGGTAACCAATGGAAAAAACTGATTTAACGCTTGAAGAAATTAAGCAGCATTTAAACGTAGATCATGATTTAGATGATGACTTAATCGAAAGCTATAAGGTAGCGGCCTTTGAAGTATGCCAAAAGCATATAGGCAAAACCTTTGGTGATGAAGAAACAGAAAACACCGTTCCTTTTACCCCAGCTATAAAAGTGGGCTGCTTAATGTATATCGGGCATTTATACAGTAACCGAGAAATAACAACGGATGCCCCTCAAACGCTTATCCCTATGACTATTAAATCTCTATGGAATGTTTACCGTGAGCCTTGCGCTTACTAAGGATTTAGTAACCGATGCCATACCAACCGTTAAGACGTTGTAGCTATCCCGGATGTAGAAACAAAGTAAAGTCCGGTAGATGCGAGGAGCATAAACCCAAGGACAACCGCCCAAACAGTAGCGCACGCGGTTACGACCACAAGTGGAGCAAATACCGCGCACAATACTTAAAGCATCATCCTCTTTGCGGGATGTGCTTAGAGCAAGGCAAATATACTCCGGCAACAGTGATAGACCATATCAAGCCAGTAGAGAACGGACAAGCCGATCCGTTGTTTTGGGTAGCAAGCAATCATCAGCCTTTATGTCGTGATTGTCACAGCTATAAAACACGAGTGATAGACCAACGCGGATTTGGTGCGAAGAAAATTGATTAGACCGGGTGGGGGCAATTTCAAAAAGAAATCGGCAATCCTACGGAACCGCGCCCCTATTCAATCTCTTTCGCAAGGCAAATTTTTTGAAAATAAGGAAACGTATGAGTAAGAGAAGAAACTATAAAACCCCTGATTTTTTAGATGGTATTGCTAAAACCCAATGGAAAAGCCGAATTAAACAACTTTCAGAGCGTGGCGATATTAAAGCAGAAGATTTAACGAACCTTGAAATTTATTGCGAAAACTACGCAATTTGGCGTCATTCCGTAGCAGATTTAGCCAAAAATGGCTTCATTATTGTGAATAGTCAAGGCACTCAATCAAGAAATCCAGCCTTGTCAGCGAAAGCAGATGCTGAAAAAGTGATGATTAAGATGTCAGCTTTACTAGGTTTCGACCCAGTGAGCCGCAGAAAAAATCCTATTGAAGTAGATGAAGAAGATGCGATAGATGAAATTCTAACAATGTAGGCGAAATATGGAAATTTGGCACGCATACGCAGAGAAAATCAACTCTGGTGAGTTAGTGGCTTGTAAGAAGATAAAACAAGCCGTAGAGCGTTATTTTAACGATTTAAACAATCCCGATTATTTCTTTGATGATGGAGCGGTTAATAAGTTTTTAGCTTTCTCGAAACTATGCCCGCACGTTAAAGGACACTTACGCGGACAGCCTATTATTCTTTCTGATTGGCAAGTATTTCTCTTTGCTAATATCCTAGGCTTTAAGCGTAAAGACACAGGATTAAGAAAATATCGCTCCGCTTACGTTCAAGTAGCAAGAAAGAACGCTAAATCAACGATAGCAGCCGTTTTAGCTAATTGGTTTTTAGTGATGGAAGGCGGACAACAGGATATATACACCGCAGCCGTTAGCCGAGATCAAGCAAGGATTGTTTTTGATGATGCTCGTCAAATGTGCTTACTTTCAGCACCATTGAAAAAGCGCCTTAACATTCAACAACACAAGCTAATCAATCCGAAGAACAATAGCATTATGCGACCGCTTGCCGCTAAATCCTCAACGATTGAAGGAACTAACCCTAGTTTAGCCATTGTAGATGAATATCACCTACACACCGATAACAGCGTGTATAGCGCATTAGAACTAGGGCAAGGCGCACGCCCGGAAGGTTTACTGTTTGCCATTACTACAGCGGGAAGTAACGTTATTTCCGCTTGTAAGCAGCACTATGATTACTGTGCGCAAATACTGGAAGGTAACGAACAAAACGATAGTCTATTTGTGCTGATTTTTGAATTAGACGAAGAAAGCGAAATTGATAATCCGGAAAACTGGGTAAAAGCCAATCCGAATATCGGTAAATCCATTCCTTACCTTGATTTTGAAAACACAATCAAGAAAGCCCGAGGAATTCCTTCCGAGTGGGTGGAAATGCTCACCAAGCGTTTTAATGTTTGGTGCCAAGGAACAACGCCATGGCTAGGCGAAGGCAATTGGGCGCAGTGCGCACGAAATTACACGGAAAGCGACTTACTTCACCAAGATTGCTATTTAGGCTTGGATTTATCTAGCACCAACGACTTAACAAGCCTTTGTTACACCTTCCCACAAGGGAAAAAAGTGCGGTTGATTACCCGGCATTATATTCCTGAATTTCAGCTTAACAACGTGGCCAACAAGAACCGGGCCATTTATCGAAACTGGGTGCGCCAAGGGTGGCTAATTGCCACAGAGGGCGACTGTATCGACTACGACAAAATCCGCGATGATATTCTCAAAGATGCGGAAAACTTCAATATCAAAATGATCGGCTTTGATGTTTGGAACGCCACGCATTTAAGAACACAATTACAGGCAGCAGGCTTGGAAGTAGAACCGTTCCCGCAAACCTATCAACGATTTAGCCCAGTGGCGAAAAGTGCGGAAGTTTTAATAAACAGACAAATGATAGAACACAATGGCGATCCGGTGCTTGCGTGGGCTTTATCCAATGTAGTTATGGAAACTGATGCGAATGCCAACATAAAACCGAACAAGAAGAAAGCAGCAAACAAAATCGATCCGGCAGTAGCTTTCTTGATGTCATTCGGCACCTATCAACTTGAATATGGCGATCTGATTTTTGAGTTATCGGAAGAACACAAACAGGCACTAGAAGAATTTAACGGATTGGATATATGATTAGATGTAAAGAGGCAAAACAGAACTTACTAATAGCGGCAGTGAAACACTATAAGAAATCTACCGCACTTTTCACTTTTATTAGCTTGTATGATGACAATGAACCATATCCACTAGACGAAGTTATCTACATTCTTCAATGTAAATGCGATGTAGCAAAACGAGAAATAAACAACAGACCAAATAGCCCCAATATGGAAGTGTTAGAAACAATTTATCATATCGCGCACAAAAATCTTGAAGATATGAAAAAGGCAGAAAGAAGAATTGCGAAAAGAAGATAAAATAAATCCCTACGTTTCACAACGTGGGGATTTTTTATACGTGACTACATCGCACGAACATATTATCAAATTGCTAAATTCTTAAAATTTTCCCTAAAAAATGCTTTAGGGTACGTACTACAAATTTGTAGCGAAGTTATTATAATCTAAGCGCAAAAATAAGAAATAAACGTAGCTTACCGTATCTAAACTTTGATAAAATAGAACAAGAAATAAACAGGGCGACAAGGGAGAAAGAATGATTAAATCCGTTTTATCCGCATTTGGTTCATTTGTATTTTCTGCTTTAGATTTTTTGTTATTTTTAGCAATATTGCTTTTTGTTGGCTTGTTAGTTTTCATCTTTTGGCCAATATTAAAATGGCCTTTACTGGCTTTTCTAATAGGTGCTATCGCCTTCTTTTGTTATCTAATATACAAGATAAAAGAGAAACCAAAACCGCTAGAACAAGACGAAATATTATCCAGCTGGGCGGAACAGGAATTACAACGCCCTATCATTCAACGGATTTTACAAAAACAAGAGGAAAATAAACCGTTCATTAGCGGAACAATAACGCATATTGGAAATGACGGAAAAGAAACTCGATTAGGCAATATCACTATCAATTTAAAGGGATAATTAATCAAATAAAGCGCATCTAGGCTGATCCCCGAAAGCAAGAAACCTTATCTTGTTGGTGCGCTCCTATCATAAGGGCAAATGCGAAAGGGGCGT